AAAGCCCAAACTATGTGTATGTGCTACTAGGTCTTGCAAAAAGTCTTTCATATGATTCTCCATGTGTTATGATTATATAGGTTTTTTTTGACTATGTCTATATATTTTTGTTTCAAAATTCAAACAAACTGTTGAATGTATTTTTTTCTTCAGTGGATTGAACATCCCACTTTAGAACTCCAATTAAGTTTTCCAACTTATTATCTATAATGGTCTGCTCCATTTCAGCGTGATCAAACGGTAAATCTTTGAACCACTGCGGTAACCTCAGTTCATCTACTGGATATGCAACTGATGTGAAGCCTAACGGATTAGGCTTGAGCTTACAAACAATAACTTTAGCACCGTCTGTAACACCCATAGAATATTTGTCATTGTACATACGTTTCAGAGTGTTCCAATTAATACTTGCTCGAACGTGTCCGGGCATATTAGCTTTACCAGCTTTCTTCTCTTTAGCCTGATAATCAGTAATGTTATTGGCACGTTTAGGTGAACCTTTTTCCCAACCTGGTCTAGCTTTGAATCTAATTCTAAATTCACTGATATGATCCAACACATCCTGTTCTTGCTTGCCCATGAGCACCATCTCGAGTACATCGCTTAAGAAGTTTTGAATAAATTCAGGAGTATCACTGCGTTTCAAATCCAAGCCCATGGCCTTGATCTTACCTGGCTTGCCATCTACGTCTGTACGCTTGCCTTCTTTGTCATAGTAAAGCACTGCATAACGTTTCTTAGTAATAAACAAACTCTTAGAGCCAACAATTTCACGACCTGCTTTGATAACTTCTCCGCGAGTCTTAGGTACATGAAACGCATCTAGCATAAACTGTGGGAATGTCTGATTGACTTCGTCGCCGATAGTATCATATAACTGTATCACAGTTTCTTTAGTCCACGGGATAAGTCCAGCATCTATGTCTTTTTGCAGTACCTTGTAGGCACTAAAGTAGCATGAGTCTGTGTCGCCATAGATAACTGCCTTACCTACGTGATTATATTCCCCTGCTATGATCTCATTTACTTTACTCGCCATATGTTTTGCGATCTGGCGACCGACCAGCGTTGTTGATTGTCCGATTCGTTTATCAAAGAATCTGCAACCGCTGTTAAGAATAGCGCCATACAGGCTATTAAGATTAATTTTCTTAACAAGCTGTCGCTTATCCCAGTATTCTTCTTCGATTTTATTTCCAGCATTTATAGCCTCCTTTAGTTTGGCCTGCATCTCTTTACGTTCTGCATACCAGCGTTTAAGTAGCCCTGGAATAATACCTTCTGTTTCATGGGTGAAGATAGTCCCGTTGCTTGAAAGCATCCAAGGCTGATTGCTTTCAAATATTAATCTGTATACTTCGGCAGCACTTAGTATATCAGTATCACCATTTTCCCAATCGATAGTAATATCTGTGCCGATCTCTTGATTCATTACCGCTTCATATTCGTCTGTGCCAAATTTACCCTCCCATGCAGCGGCAAATGATTTGTTCTTGGCTAGCTGTGCTTCAATATACTCATCAGTCATAGTCTGACGTAGTTGTCCTACGATGGTCTCTGGACCCATGTTAAGTGCTCTAATGGCACTCGGGTATAGACTATTAATGTCCAAAGAGCCGATCCAATCTTGTATACCTTCTTTAGGATGTGCAACATACGCACCAGCGGCCGCTGTATTTTCTTCGCGATCGTCCTTCTTAACACGATTTGGTACCTGCATACCTCTGCGATGAGCTTCGTTAATAATAGCCTGTTCAGTAACTGCTACAGCACCCATTGTGGTTTGCAGTAGTACAGTATTCTCATGTGCCAGCGTGTTGGCTAGATCCATGAACTTTAATTTCTTGTCTAGTTTTTCCAATAGCATACAGTCATTGATGTTGTATTCAACGAATGTTCGGAAGTCATTATTGTATAATTGATCCAAGGTGCCTTCGTACTGCGTTTTACGCTCACCTAGTTCATATTCAGCAATAGCATCTAATCGATATGTATGACGTTCTTCATAAGTGTACTTGCGATACAGTTCGAGATAATCCAAATGTACGCGACCAATGTAGTCATAGGTCACAGATTGACGACCATATTTCTCATATTCTCTGCGTTTAGGAAATTGATCGAAAAGACAAAATCTACGAGTGTCTTCTTTGCTCAAGGCTTTGGTAACACGATTAGTGGTATAAGGAATATCAAAGCCTTCACTGTTCCAACCACTTAAGATGTCTGCATCTTGTATAAGATCTAAGAACATGCTCAACAAGTCTGCTTCATTGTCAAACAGATATGTGTTAGGAAAGTCTTTGACCATTTCCTTAGCTTCTTCCATCTTGAGACCTTTAGGAGGAATAGCCAAACATACCATAGTCTCTAGCCACTGTAGGTAGACAGCAATGGCAGTAATTGGCATGAATGCATCATCGGGTGATGCATAACCACGTTCTGGATCAAAGTCTACCTCAATGTCGAAAAAGGCCACATTGAGTTTAGGAGCGTCTTGATTTAAGTAGTGTTCACTTAGTGTTACAAAGATTGGATTAATATCCGACTCGAACACTTCCTTGCCACTGTTAATGGCCTGTTCTTTTCTGAGTTCTTTGGTATTTTTACAAACGATCTTAGTTAGTGGATCGCCGTAGATTGATTGATATTTGCCGCGAGGGTCTTTAACATAGAACGTGTGTTTGACCGCTATATCACGGAACTCACGCTCGCCTTTCTTGTTGCGTTCGACCACCTTAATGATATCATTCTCGCGGTCAAACCATGCGTCTACATAAGACATAAATTTAGTTCTCCATGCAATTTAGGGCTTGCAAATACCTTCATGCGGTTTATGGCCCGCCGACCTTTCTCTTTATTATTTATTAGATACGTTTTGTGATATCTAAAATAGCTTCAATTTCAGCCCAATCTTCGTTATGACTTTGCCAATCACCCTTATGTGCAATTTTGATAGCACGATTAATAACGCTGGGTTTGATCTGTAATTCTTCTGCAACTGCCTTAACTGTTTCTTTTAGGCCTTCTGATAAATCTTCAACTTCGCGAAGTACTGTTGATCCTTCTGCGATTAATCTTTCCAATTTTGCCTTTTCTTCTGCACCGTATGAACGTCCTGACATACTATCTCCTTAACTATAAGCCTATTATATACTAATTATCTTGTAGACACAACCTTTAGAGGTGGAAATGGCAGGACTGATCCTGCCATTTGTATTTTATTAACCGCGGGCTATTTTCAACCAACGAGCCAATTCTGCATCACTACTTTCTGGAGTTAACGACTTGCCGCTGGCATCATAAGTAATACCGGACTTGTCAGTATATAATGGATTGCCGTTAGCATCTTTACTTTGGGTAGGAGCACCTGCTACGGCATTCATCGACTGTTGTACAGCCGGAGGCGTAGCACTGTTACCTGTAGCACCTGTTGCTGGGGGAGGTTTCATTCCACCACCTGTTTCTGGTTTTGCGGGAGTGCTAGATGCAGATGCTTTGTCTATGGCCTGTTGCGCCAATTGATTAGCTCTAGCAGTAGTAGGATCATCGTAGTCTGCTAGTTGCGCCATTTCTGCTTGCAACTGTTTGATTAATTCTAACTGCTCAGGCGTTGGGCCTGCACCTGCACCAGTAGCGTCTGTAGTAGCATTAGGATCAACTTGTGCATTTGGTTCTACATTTGGATTTGTTGATGTGCCACCATTGTTGCCACTGCCACTACCACCGTGGTTGCCTAGCAATGCGTTAGCACCTAATACAGTACCACCTGCTACAGTTAATCCCAACGCGAGTGCTTTTTTAGGGTTAGCTCTAATCCATGCCATTAATTTGTTAGGGTCTTTTGGGGGTGCAGGTGTCATGGCACCAGGCATTGGTATCACATTACTGGATGATGGTGCAGGTGGAGTTGAAGTTGGTTTCTTTGCAGTTAGCTTGTTCCAACCTGTTGTAAGTTTGTCGCCTACCCATGATCCTGCTCCTTTAAGTTTGTTCCACGCTGCTGAAAGAAATGGGTTAGTGGCTTCAAACAAGTCATTGTTGTATACTGTGCCATCTTCATTGCATACTAGTCTACCTTCTTCATCCCATATGTTACCACTTTCATCTAGATAAACATAAATGGTTGATTCAAGTTCTTGTAGAGACTCACTTAACGACTTCATCTGTTCTTTGACAGACATGGCCTTGTTAAATTCCTTAGTGCCTAGTACAGCCTTGGCCGCCTGATCTCTGCCACCTTGTAGGCCAGCGGCAGCTAATTGATCTGCTACTTCGGTACCCGCTATACGAGCCGCGCCGCCAACGATTGGTTTGGTAGCAAGACTAGCCGCTAGTTTGGGAACTGCTGCCTTAGCGGCGGCACCTGCGAGTCTACCTGCACTTACTGCGGCCACTCCTGGGATCAACGCAGGAGCAACTGCACCTGCAAATTGTCCAGCCCCATATAAGTTTGGATTACGTTTGACCGCTTCTTGATCTGCCCTAATCTGTTTTGCTAGATAATCTTTGTATTTGCCAGGACCGACCAAGCTCTGTACTCCGGCATTGATTTCATTGCCAAATCCAAACGTAGCACCTTGTTCTGCTCCGCGTAGTGTATCTCCTGCATCAGTTTTAAATTGATCAAAGCTGTACTCATTTACTGGAGCTTCGTAATCAAAACTTTCAATTAGGCTCTTAGCTATACTGATTTTGCCTTCTGATTTAGATCGTGCTTGTCGTTGTTTCATATAATCAGTAACTGCGGCAGCTCCACCTGATGCTAGTGCACCGGCAGGTCCGGCTATTGTGCCGGGCACTGCACCTAGTAAACCAGCACCGGCAACTTCTGCCCAATCAGTTTTATTCTTGTTTGGTTGAGGCTTTTGGCCTATAGGATACGGTGTTATCGTATTAGGGTCAACCTGTGCATTTGGAGTTGGCTTGACATCTGGTTTAGCCGGAGCAGGTGCTTTAATAGTTGCATTTAACTTGTCAGTTAGGTCATAGATCTTTTGTATATGTTCTCGTTTGAATTCTTCCGACTCTGCATCTGCGTTAGCTTTACCGCTGATACCTTGCACTTCTTGATCATACTTGTCACCGCTAATACCTAAGAAACTACCAATACCGCTAGATGTCTTAGCACCACGTGATACTAGACCTTTACTAGCCAATAGCATGTCAACATCTTTGCTAGGAGGCATAAAGCTCTTAGAACCGTTAGTATCGATGAATCCTCCACCTACTGGATCATACAAACCTGGAACTTGATATTTTTGAGCCATCTGTGCCAATACTTTGAAACGACGATCGTCATCTCCTTCTAGGCCCTGTATGGCTTTATTGATTTCCGCCATGGCAGTTTCGTTTAGCTGACTATTTTCTAAAATGTCAATAGTGTTAATTAAGTCTCTTAAGTTCATAGTTTATTCCTTTGACGGTACACAGTTAGGTACTGTGTGTCCTCCTTTTTTCTTAGTTCCTACAGGGTGGTAGCCCTTCCAACATGGATTTGAATTTTTTAGTGAACGCTTTTTAGCATTAGCTTCTTTGATACTATTTGTTTCTCCTAGCCCGCTAGGTATGTTAGCACTTCTACGTCCACCGCCTTTTTTGATCTTAGCTAGTTCTTCAATGCCATGACGCACTTCTTCAATGTTCATGGCTAGTTCCGGAAAGTGTCTGGCTATAGTTTCCCATGTTAGTAGATCATTGCTTTCTGACATTTGAGCAAGATCTTTGAGTTGTCTGCGAGCTCTCATGATTCTATATTCTATACTGCCTGGATTGCTCTTGTGGTTGATTCGGCTTTTAAGTGGATTGTTTTTGTCTAACTCTACAGACATTTCATCTACTGTGTAATCTCCCATGCCTGGTCCAACTCCGCCTGTAAATCCCATGCTATGTCCCGGAATCTCATTTTCCTTAACATTTTTTTTCTTTTTCATAGCATTGCTTAATAACGCAGTGCCTTTATCTTTCTGATTAAACTCTTTAGCAACTGATTGCTTGATGCCTAGTTTTTTTGCAAACTTAGGATCATGTGCCGCGGCAGCCATAGTACGTGCTTGTTTTTCGCTGACACTTTTTTCTTTAATTATTACACGATCCGCTATCTGCCTAGCTCTTTCACTTATCACAGGTTTTTCTTCTAGATCCTGTTGCTCGCTTTCAACTAGATTATAATATTGACGCAGGCTAGAAGATCTAACAACTGGTTGAACTTTTTCAACTATTGGTTGTTTTTCTTTTTGCGGCTTTTGATAATGTTGCATGGCCATTTGTACCGGCAATGCAATCTTGTGTAGATTACTACCTTCGTTGATGATAGTAAGAAATTTAGCCATGTCATTAACGCCTACTACAGGTTTAGTAGCAACACCATCCATCGCCTGTAGTATGCGCTTCATGTCCATTGTATTAGCCTAATAAACGTTTGGTCAATGCACGTATTTCGCTCACTTCACCTGACTCAACTATACTCTTACGTTCATTTTGATTCAAACGACCTGTAAGCTCTAATAAACGAGTCATATCTGAACTTTCTTTTACAGTTTCTTTCTTTTTGTCAGCAACAGCTTTCTTCATTGGCTCTTTCTTGTCACCGTCTTTGTCCATGTCTAAGAAATCTGGTTTTGCTTTCTCAGCGATGTAAGCTGTAGTTTCTTTCATGTTCTTCCACATAGCAGCTGCGGCAATCTTTTCGCCTTTCTCGCCACCGCCTGATTTCTTTGCAATGTCCTTGAAACTCTTACCTGGCTTACCAATATCGCCACCTGCTTTGGCTTTCTTAACTACAGCAGACTTTTTAGCCTTGCTTAGACCTGCGCTTGGCTTACCTTCTTTTAAACTTTCGTCTATGCCTAGATGATAAGCCAATCTATCAGCAATAAATTCACTAGCGTCAGCATCATAGTTTCTTATTTCACCATTGGTAAAGTAATAATCCCATAAAACGTCTTGGAGATCACGATCTAATTCACCGTGCGCCTTGAAATGCTCAACTTCTTTGGGATAATGACTCAACAGTTGATCTAAATTTTCGCTGATGCGTTGTTTTGTGCTTTCGTCATACTTGTTATACTTGGCTTTAACTGGCTCCAAACTCTTGCCTTCTTTACCAGCTTTGGCTAGAGACTTCATGCCGTCTTTGCCATACTTCATAACACCTTTAGCAGCACGACTCATTGTACGGTCTTCTGCTTCTTTGAAAGGATGTCCTGCTTTGGCAGCTGCCTTGGCACGTGATCCCCATACTTCATCCTTGTTGCTTTCGATCTTGCCATCACCGTCGTAGTCTTTACCAGCTTTCTTTTCTTTCTTGGCTTCGTTAGTGGTCTTAACTCCGCCTTTCATGATAGTTTGCTTGCCCGGATTA